TTTCAGATGATGTAAATTTGACAGATGGAGCTGCAACTGCACTAGTCACAGAAAACGCAATTAAATCTCATGTCACGGCTCAGGCATCAGCATTCGCAATAGCACTAGGATAAAATATGGCTACACCAAATACAAAAGACACACTTAAAGAATATTGTCTGAGAGCTCTGGGAAAACCAGTAATTGAAATCAATGTTGACCCAGACCAATTGGATGACAGAGTTGATGAGGCACTTCAATATTTCGCAGAGTTTCACATGGATGGTGTAGAGAGAATGTATCTCAAACATCAAATCACCGCTGCAGAGAAGACAGCTGCAGTAACAAATACTACAACCAATGTTACTGATTCTGTAGATAGTTCAACAACTGCAAGTTGGTTGGAACAGAAAGTTTGGTTGCCTTTACCATCATCTGTAGTCTCTGTATTAAGAATATTTCCTCTTGAGACGGCTGCATCAAGGGGTGGAGAGATGTTCGATATTGAATACCAAATGAGGTTGAATGATTTGTTTGATTTCAGTAGTACAAATCTGATTCACTATCAAATGATTCAAGAACATTTAGATTTGATGCATCACATATTGGCAGGAGAAATTCCTGTACGTTTTAATATGCACCAGAACAGATTGTTTATCGATATGGAATGGCCAAAAGATGTTTCAGATGACCATTATATCATTATAGAATGTTATAGAAAACTTGACCCTACGACATATACTGATATATACAATGATTCATTTTTAAAGAAATACGCAACTGCACTTGTCAAAAAACAATGGGGTTCTAATTTGATAAAATTTAATGGTGTCCAAATGTTGGGGGGAGTACAATTAAATGGAGAAACCATATATCAACAAGCAGATGAAGAGATAAAGTTATTAGAAGAACAAATGCTCAATGGTTATGGTCTTCCCGCCGATATGATGATGGGATGATATGCCTACAAATGTTTATTTCGACCTTGGCACAACTTCTGAACAGAGGTTATACGAAAATCTTATCATTGAGCAACTCAGAGCTTTTGGTCATGATGTTTATTATCTTCCTAGAAAACTGGTAAACGAAGACACTCTGTTTGGGGAAGATAGGTTATCATCTTTCAACGATGCATACATCATAGAGATGTATCTTGATAATGTTGAAGGATTTGAGGGTCAGAAAGAAATGATGACTCGTTTTGGTCTGGATATGCAGGACGAAGCTACATGGGTAGTTTCTAAAAGAAGATTTGAACAACTTATCAGTACGGACCAAAATCTGATTGTAAGTTCTCGTCCTAATGAGGGAGATTTGATTTATTTTCCTCTTGCAAAGAAATTATTTGAGATTTCTTTTGTGGACCATGATGACCCATTCTATCAGATTCAGAATCTTCCTGTATTCAAAATGCGTTGTCGTACTTTTGAATACTCAAGTGAGCGTTTGGATACTGGTGTTACTGCAATTGACAACATAGAGACAAATGAATCTCTTGATGCATTGCAGTATCAATTTGTTCTGGAAACTGGAACTGATTCTGGTACTAACTATTTACTGACAGAGGATGGAGATTTTATAGTACAAGAAGATTACAACGTAGATACTATAGACACATCAGCTGATAATACATTCTTTGAAACGCAAGGTGATTCGATACTTGATTTTTCAGAGGTCAACCCTTTTGGTGAGGTAACATAATGCTTGGTTCAACTTTCTATCATGAGACAATCCGAAAATGCGTAATCGGATTTGGTACACTTTTTAATGATATTCACATAACACGTAAAGACAGTTCTGGAAATACAGTTCAGTCTATGAAGGTTCCGTTAGCATACGGACCCAAACAAAAGTTCTTAGTAAGACTTAGAGAAGACCCTAGTATCTCAAAATCAGTTGCAATCACTCTTCCAAGAATTGGATTTGAGATTGGTACGATTGCATACGATAGTACTAGGAAACTCAATAAAATACAAAAAGTAAAGAAAGCAGGTTCGGCAGGAAACAAGGTAGACACACAATATATGCCTGTTCCCTACAATATTGACTTTGAACTTTATGCAATGGCTAAGAATAGTGATGATGCTCTTCAGATAGTAGAACAGATTCTACCATACTTTCAACCAGAGTATACCATCACAATTAATGATGTAGTACAGATGAGTAATAAAAGGGATGTTCCTATTATTCTCACAAGTATCGCATACGAAGATAATTATGAAGGTGAGTTTACAGAACGTAGAGCTATCATTTATACTATGTCTTTCACTGCAAAGGCATATCTCTACGGACCAGTTGTTTCTGGACAAGTTATTACTAAGGTACAAGTTGACCAGTTTAGTGATTCTGCATCAGCTGCACCTAAGAGAGAACAGAGATACACAGTTACTCCTGACCCTGTTACGGCTGATATGGATGATGATTTTGGATTCAATGAAACATCCTCATTCTTTACGGATGCAAAAACATACAACCCAACTACGGGTCAAGACGAATAGGTAAACTATGGCATTACAAACAATAGGACTAGGTTCATCTGCAAATGATGGTAGTGGAGATACTTTAAGAGCTGCAGGAACCAAGATAAACGCAAATACTGGTGAAATCTATGCAAGATTCGGGTCTGGGTCTGGTAATGGTGCAACTCTGGAAACTGCAACATCTGCTAATATTCTGGTAGGAAACGGAACTAAATTTGCAAGCGTAGCAACAAGTGGAGATTTCAATATCTCAAGTGCTGGTGCAATTAATGTAAGAACTGATTCATCAGGTGTAAGTAAAATTACGATACCATCTGGTTCAGCTCCAGGCACCACTACAAATACTCTGTATAATATTGGAGGTGCATTATACTTTAATGGGTCAGTGGTTGGTTCTGGAAACGTAACAGGTATGACTGCATTTTCAGTCGCTGGAGATTCTGGGTCTGCACAATCAATAACACAGGGTAATACAGTCACTATTGCAGGGGGAACAGGTATTGCTTCAGTCGCAAGTGCAACTGACACAATCACTTTGAATATTGATTCTACAGTTGCAACTCTTACAGGAACACAAGAACTCACAAATAAGACTCTGACAAGTCCTTCTGTTTCAGGACTCACACTTTCAGATGCTTCTATAGTTCTTGAAGGTGCAACTGCTGATGATTTTGAGACTACACTGACTGTTACGGACCCAACGGCTGATAGGACAATCACATTTCCAGATGCAACTGGAACAGTCGCTCTCACAAGTGATATCACTGTCACTGCAAGTTCAACTACTGCATTCACTAACAAAACAATTGATGCAAATGGTACAGGTAACTCTATCACAAATCTAGAAGTTGCTGACTTTGCGGCCGCATCAGTAGTAACTCAGAGTGAGGGTATTGGGTCAAACAATAACGACACAACAATTCCAACATCAGCTGCAGTAAAAGCGTATGCAGATTCAGTTGGAGGTGGTTCAATTACTGTACAAGATGAAGGAAGTGCATTATCTACAGGTGCAACCACACTAAATTTCGTAGGTGCTGGTGTAACTGCTACTGGTTCAGGTGCAACCAAGACAATAACAGTAGGAGCTGGAGTATCAACTTTAGCTGCATTGACTGATACTGCAATTTCAAGTGCAGCTGCAGGAAACATATTATTACATGATGGGTCAGATAGTTTTGACAACAAAGTTGTAAAATCAAATGATATAACTTTAGCACATACAACTGCGCTTGCAATACCTATGGGTGGATTTACGTTTGGTCCAATTTCAGCTAGTGGTACAGACCATTATGTTTTTGCAAACTATACAAGTGGAGGTGCAGATTCAAACGACCCTCATCTTTATTTGCTTTCGGACATGGCTTATATATTTGACCTGAGTGGTCTTGGTGGAGCTCATCCTTTTCAAATTGAATCTGGTGGGTCTGCATTGACAACATCAAATGGTGCAGATGGTCTAATTCACATTGCTACGAATGGAACAGTTACAACTGGAACATCTGCAAATGCAAAAACTTCTGGGTTATTGATTTGGAAAGTACCTCATTTTGCAACTGCAAGCACATCAACTTATACTTATCAATGTACGTCCCATACTAATATGCAAGGAGCTATTACTATAAAAACCTTGGAAACATTATCATGATATGGAAACTCTTGACCAAATTCTAGGTATTGCTGAAAATGCAGTCACAACAACTCAACCAACTGCCCCAGCAATACCCAGACCTCAAACTACGGATGAGGATGAGGATGATTTCAAATACAGTAGAGAAAACCTCTACCACATTATTGAAAGGGGGCAAGATGCCCTTGAAGGTGTACTCAAAGTAGCTCAGGAAACAGACCATCCCAGAGCATATGAGGTTGCAGGACAATTATTAAAAACCAATGCTGACAATGCAGAAAAGTTGGTCAATTTGCAGACAACCAAAAAGAAAGTTAGAGAAGAATCTGGACCTAAAAATGTCACTAATGCATTGTTCGTAGGTTCTACTACTGAACTTCAGAAACTCATAAAGGGAAAATGAAAACATTCAGAGAATTTACAGAAGAACCATGTTGTGAAGATTGTTACGACCATCAACTGCAAGAAGCTGAGTATCAAGGTAAAAAAGTTACTCTGAATGACCCAAAAAGGTCCAGTGATGGTAAGAAGAAATTCTATGTTTACGTCAAGAACGAAAAGGGTAATGTAATCAAGTTAGGATTTGGAGACCCAAACATGGAAATAAAACGAGATGACCCTGCAAGAAGAAAGTCATTTCGTGCAAGACATAATTGTGCAGACCCAGGCCCCAAATACAAAGCAAGGTATTGGAGTTGTTATCAATGGAGAGCAGGAGCAAAGGTAGATAACTAATGAAAACATACAAAGAAATAAAAGAAGCTGTCAGTGCAGCACAACAAGCTGCAATTGCAATTGACATGAAGAAAAAGGGTAAAACACCTAAAGATGAAGAAACTCTAGATGAGAAAAGTGTTCCTAATAACCCTGAACTTTGGTCCAGAGCAAAGGCACTTGCAAAACAAAAGTTCGATGTTTATCCATCAGCCTATGCAAATGGATGGGCCGCAAAATGGTACAAATCTAAAGGTGGAACTTGGAGTAGTAAATGACCTACGATGAGTTTAGAGAAGACCTACGTAAGTGGTTCAGTAAAGATGACCCTCAAGGTGGGTGGAAACGTATAGGAACAGATGGTTCTGTATTGGGTCCGTGTGCTAGAGATGATAAGGATGGTGACGGAGATGGAGATGGTCCCAAACCAAAATGTATGTCAAATCGTAAGATTCGACAACTTACCAAAAAACAAAGAGCCAATGCAGTAAGACAGAAACGCAAACACGATTCTGACCCAGACCGCAAAGGTAAACCAATCAACGTATCTAACTTTGGAAAAGGTAAGTTATGAGGTCTTTTAAGGAGTATATCTTAGAAGATGTCTCCAAGTCTGATTTAGACCAGATAGAAAAATATGCAGATAAATTGTTTGCAGCTGTAGGGATTGACGTAGAGTTTACTCGACATTTTCTAGATAGGGTAAACGATGAAAGAAACAAAAAACCAATCAATACTGCTGAACTTATTAGATTGTTTAGACTCACTTATAAAAAGTACGGAAAGAAGATTCCAAAGATGGGACCAGACGCTCAAGCAGTTATCCATGACATGGAGACAGATATTAATATGCCTTTTGTTCTTAATGTTGATAGGTCAGGTATGCTTGATATGGTGGCTAAAACAGTAATGAGAAAGAAGGATTTTAAAACTACAAATCCAAAATTGAATGTCTGATAATGTATATCTTGGGAATCCCAATCTCAAGAAAGCGAATGTCCAAATCGAGTTTACGCCGGAGCAGATTCAAGAGTATGCTCGATGTATGGAAGACCCGGCATACTTCATAGAAAACTATATCAAGATAGTAAGTATAGATGAAGGTCTTGTACCATTTGCCCTCTATCCTTTCCAAAGAGATATGGTGCAAACCTTCCATACCAATCGCTTCTCAATTTGTAAACTCCCTAGACAATCGGGTAAATCCACAACAATCATTTCGTATCTTCTACATTACTGTTTGTTCAACGCTTCAGTCAATGTTGCGATTCTTGCGAACAAAGCTGCGGTTGCAAGAGACCTCTTAGGAAGGCTACAACTCGCATACGAGCATCTACCAAAGTGGTTGCAACAAGGGGTTATGTCTTGGAACAAGGGGTCTCTTGAACTTGAAAATGGCTCTAAGATTCTTGCAAGTGCAACATCCTCAAGTGCAGTTCGAGGTGGTTCTTACAACATTATCTTCCTTGATGAGTTTGCATACGTCCCAAATAATATCGCAGAACAATTCTTCAGTTCAGTCTATCCTACGATTTCCTCTGGTAAAACATCGAAGGTGATGATGGTAAGTACACCACACGGAATGAATATGTTTTACAAAATGTGGAATGATGCAGAAAATGGTAGAAACTCTTATGTTCCTATTGAGGTACATTGGAGTGAGGTGCCAGGTCGAGATGAGAAATGGAAACAAGAAACCATCAAAAATACCAGTGAACAACAGTTCAACGTAGAATTTGAATGTGAGTTCTTAGGGTCCGTAAACACCCTCATACACCCTTCAAAACTCAAGGCATTGTCACATAACAGCCCAATACAAGAAAACGCAGGACTTAAAGTATACGAAAAACCTAGAGAGGATTCTGGTTATGTCATTATAGTTGATGTATCAAGAGGAATTAATAGTGATTTTTCTGCATTTATGGTAATGGATATTTCAGAGGTTCCCTATAAACAAGTTGCAGTCTACAGAGATAATGAGATAAAACCCATGAATTTTCCTCAAATCATACATAAAGTTGCAACTGCATATAATCTTGCATACGTTCTGGTTGAAGTCAATGATATTGGAGCTCAGGTTGCAGATGCATTACAGTTTGACTTAGAATATGATAATCTCATCATGACTACACAACATGGTAGAAGTGGACAGGTTGCAGGGGGTGGTTTTTCTGGTAAGAAAGCTCAGTTAGGTGTAAGAACAACTAAGGCACTCAAAAAGGTTGGGTGTTCAAACTTCAAGACCATGTTGGAAGCTGATAAGATATTCATACAAGATTTTGATACCATCGTAGAGTTATCTTCATTTGTATCTAAGGGACAGTCTTGGGAGGCAGAAGAAGGAACTACAGATGACCTTGCAATGTGTCTAGTGTTATTTGGGTGGTTATCTGACCAAACATATTTCAAAGAATTGACTAACATGGATATTCGTCAACAACTTTGGAAAGAAAAAGAAGACCTAGTTGACCAAGATATGGCTCCGTTTGGTTTTGTATTAGATGGTATTTCAGATGAATATGGTGTACGTATTGGTGAAACTGTAGATGAGTATGGGTCTACTTGGTCACCAGTAGTACAATCCCATAAGGAATGGTTAGAGGATTGGTGATAGTTCTATATCATTCTTCAATTTAGCTTCACAGTTCATACACACAATTTTATTCTTCCGTATCCTTTCCAGAATCGGCTCTCTGAGTTTTTCTCTGAGTCCTTTTGATCTTGAAACGATTCTGATTTCTTTGTTGTCAGGAAAGAAGACCAAGGCACACGTTTCCGATTCCCCACAGTGTAAACATGATTTGTCGGCCAAGTATTCGTTAATCCATATATCACGTTTTCTCCTAGCTTTCTTTACACCCTCTTTGATGGTGATTTTATATTTCTCATAATGATTCATTATAACCTATTTATGTTATAAAAGACGTTCTGAAAAACCCCAAATGTCTAAATATATGCATAAACACTTCTAATTTAAGGAGATGGAATGGCGTTTCAAGTTTCGCCTGGTGTACAGGTAACAGAAAAAGATTTAACAAACGTAGTTCCCGCTGTCGCAACTTCAATTGGTGGTATTGTCATGGCCGCACAAAAAGGTCCAGTTGATGAAATCACTGCAATTGCTTCTGAAGAAGAATTGGTACAAGTTTTTGGTCAACCTCAAACGTCTGGTAGTCAGTTTGAAGATTGGTTTTGTGCCGCTAACTTTCTTGGATATGGTAACGCATTACGAGTAGTAAGACCATCTATCGCTGGTTTATTAAATGCTACCGCAACATCGGGAAATGGACTTTTGATTAGGTCAACAGACCACTATACAAATACTTATAGTGGTGGAGCTGGTTCAGTTGGACCTTGGGCTGCAAGGACTGCTGGATCGTGGGGTAACAGTATTAAAGTTTCTGCGTGTTACTCTCCAGCTAATTACGAACAAACAAATGTAACAACATTAGATGCAGCTGAAGCCGCAGGACAGACAGTAATATCTGTAGCTGCAACAACTAGTTTTGTAGTAGGAGATATCGTTCATTTTGGTGAAGCCGATGGGTCTGAATATAGAATTACTGCAATTGACGCCGGTAACACTATCACTATTGAAAGGTTTGGAACCGCAAATACTGCTGGAGGTCTCAGGTCAGCTATTGCCGATTCTACACAGGTTCGTAGAAGGTGGGAGTATTATGATTTGTTTGATTCTGCGCCTGGAACATCTGATTATGTAAAAGATCGTTCTGGTGTAGAAACTGCCGATGAACTGCATATTGTTGTAATAGACATAGATGGTAGTATCACAGGTGTACCAAATCAAGTTATTGAAACTTTTGCTGGTGTATCAAAACTTTCTGATGCTAGAAAGGCAGACGGAAGCACAAACTACTATGTTGATGTAATTTACAACGAATCCACAATGATTTACTGGATGGACCATCCTTCAGTGGGTACAGGATATG